CGCGATCACTGCCGCCGGGGTCCATAGCATCCCAAGCCTGACCGCCGCGCCGGCGGACTTCATCCTCGGCAAGCGGACCGTCTTAACCGATGTGACGAGTGGTTTGGGTGGCAACATCACATCCACCGAGAAGATCGCCATCTTCGGGGATTTTAAGTCTTATTACATCTTCGACCGGGTCGGATTCACCATCCGTAGGAATGACAGTCTATATATGGGGAACGACCAAGTCGGTTTCTTCGCCACCCGCAGGGGTGACGGCCAGGTCGGCCTCGCCGCCGCCTTCAAGATTCCGAGAGCCGCCTAATCAACGGTCAGCTAATCAGGGGCGGGGCTACGGTCCCGCTTCTCAACCAAGGAGGACAAAATGCCCAATGTAACTTGCATCCAGAGCTTTTCTGATGGGAGCGGGATCGCCTACCAGTCCGGCGTGGAGTACGACGTACCGGCGGCGACCCTCAAAGCCAACCCGGATTACTTCAAGCAGTCCGGGACGGCAGAGAATAAACAGGCCGACACCGACGAGGACAAGTCCGAGGACGCGGCCGCCGAGGAAGCCACCGAGGAAGCTGAATAGTGGCGACTCGCCACACATACGCCAGCTCGGACGACCTCCGGGACTACCTGGCCGGGACATCGTTCTCCTCCGGGTGGACGAGTGACGCCGGGAGCATCCGGCGGATCCTGGAGGCATCGTCCCGGCGGATCGATCTTTACTGTGAGGGCGGGACGTTTGGGCCGCTGACCGAGACCCGGTTCTATGATATCGGGTCTGGGTCATTGGTCCAGTCTCCCCAGTACGCCGTCCTGGCCGGGACGGACGCCATCGCGACCACGGTCTCCCTGGCGAACGTCATCCCGCTGGACGGCTGGCTTATCTCCACGACGACGGTGACGGCTTACGACGACACCGACCGCGGAAGCAGCACCGTATTGACCGAGGGCTACAACGCGGACTTCTGGCTGATGCCCTACAACTCCGCGCCCAAGACCATCTTCAAATTGAACGAGGACACCAGCAATACCCTGGACGCCGGTCAACAGACCTTGAGCATCCTGGGAAGCTGGGGATATACGGCGGACACCCTGTCCGTTACGACGGCGGACGCCATAGGCTCCACGACCGCTACCTCGATCAGCGTGACCAGCGCGACCGACCTGGGACCGGCCCAGACCGTCTTGATCGATTCCGAGCAACTTTACATAACCGCCATCAGCGGCAACACCTTGACCGTCCAGCGGGGCGTCAACGGGACGACGGCGGCGACCCATTCCGGAGGCGCCGGTCTGACCCGGTACGACTACCCGGAGCTGGTCGTCCAGGCTTGTCTGGACATCGCCAAGCTGACCTTCCGCAACCGAGACCTCGGGGCGGTGGGTAGCATCGGCGCCGGGGAGATGTCGATGACGGTGGCCGAGGGAGAGGTCCGGTCGGTCTTGATGACCCTGGAGGACTTCCGAGTGACCGGGACTAGCAATGGAGTGATCTTCTGATGGCTGAACCGTTTGGCGTCCACTTTGAGGTTACCGGCCCGGTCTTTGACGGCTCCGGCTTGAAGGTTATGCAAGGCATCATCAACCGGGGGCTATTCGATATCGCGGTCTTGGAAGGGGCCAACAAGGTCAAAGACCAGCTTTGGGGCCCACCGGCTTCCCAGTATTGGAAGTCCAAACCGGCTGACCGACACGGCGCCCATACCCGCGACCTCAAGCGGCGGGTCGCTGCCAGTCAACCGTCCGACAATCTGGCAATCTTCGACGCTGGCGGCGTCCATTACGCTCCGAAGGTCGAGGCGATGTATCACATGTTTGAGAACGCCACCAACGCCATCAACCGGGACAAAGCCGCGCTATATCACAAGTACATCGGCGGGGCTTTGATCGAGGCATTCGATTGAGCCGCTCCGGGGCATTGGACAGGATCGATGTATTGCTATCGACCATCACCGACCCGGCATTCGTCGCGGTCATCCGGGCCGAGCCTCTGGCGTTGTCCGGGACTCCCGTCCTGGCGTACTGGGTCCAGGCGCGGAGCAACGGGTGGCAGACCCTATCGGATATCGGCTCGACGACGACCATCATGGTCAGGGCTTATTTCCGGCTCCAGGCGTCGGCGGACGTTAGGGAGAGCATCGAGTTGGAGTTATGGGACGCGATGGTGGAGGTGGACACCAAGCTCCGGTCCGATGCAAACCTTGACGGCAACTGCACCGACTCCACGGTCGGGAGCGCCACGGTCGCCACGCTGGACATGGGCGGGGCTTTGTACCGCACGGCCACCATCCCATTCGACATCCAACTTTACGAGGAAGTAACCATCACTCCATAGGGAGAGGATATGGCAAAGAAAAGCGGACTCGGTCAACAGATATTCGTCCACGGTTACGACTTGTCGGGGGACGTTGCGGCGATAGATAACGCCGGAAGTCCTCGGGAATTGTTGGATATAACCGGCCTCAATGCCAGCGCCCACGAGCGGGTGATGGGATTGTCTGATGGCAACCTCGGAGTCTCGTCCTGGTTCAATGACGCAACCGAGCAAGAACACGCCGCATTCAAGGGACTGGTGACCACCGACCGGATCGTGACCTGGGCATTCGGCGCGACCCGCGGGGACGTTGCCGCTTGTCTGGTAGGGAAACAGATCAACTATGACCCAAGCCGTGGGGCCGATGGGTCGTTGTCCTTCACCATCGACACCCAGGCGGACGGCGTCTCCCTGGACTGGTGCGACACTTTGACCACCGGCAAGGAGACCCATTCCTCGGCTGGCAATTCAACCAGCCGGGACGACGGCGCGGCGAGTAGCGCCGGCATGGTGGCCTACCTGGAGATAACCGACATCGACTCCGGGACGCCGACCGTGACCATCCAGCAGTCCTCGGACAACGGGTCCAGCGATGCCTTCGCCACGGTCTTGTCCTTCACGGCGGTCGCCGCGGCAGCGGCGCCCACCGCGGAGCGGGTGACGGTCAGCGGGGCCGTAGAACGGTATCTCCGGATAACGACCACCGGGACGTTCTCCAACCTGGACTTCTGCGTATCGACCCGGAGGGGAACAAGCCAGGATGATGTCGCCTTCTGATGGTTGAGCTTGATGGCTGAGATAGATGACTTACGGGCGGAACTAACCGATACCAGAATAGAACTGGAGAAGGTGAAATTACGAGCAACGACCACACTCAGCGGAGCGGAATTTCTAACACTCATAATGTTGGCTCCAGTCGTGGCCGCATTTGTGATTCTGGGAATCATTATCGTGTGGCAAACGACAAGTAACCCGGCAAGCGTTGCTCCGCATTTGGACATAATCTTAGTCGCATATGCCATATTTGCGACACCAACAACGGCAGGACTGGCAGCGATAACCGGGCGGTTCGCCAAGGAGGGGAAAGCAGAATGAACTTTAAGTTAGGGCCGAGAATATTCTCCATACCCTCGGCGCGATTGCCTAAACTCAATCTCCCGCAGCTACGGTTCGTATCGTGGCTGCGTATCCCTCTTCCCACCACTCTCCGGTTCGGCAGCGCAAAGGCAGGTCTTACCAGCCTAGTCGTAGTGGGGATTGGGTTCGCCGGTACTCTGTTCCTGGTGATAGCTGGCACGGATTCTGAGAAGCTGTGGCCTGAATCTGGAGCAGAGTACGCCTTGCCGAATGTAGTAGGTAACCCCCTGCCACCTGACCCCGAAACCCCGGACCAAGTCAACCACACGCTAATAGTGAACCTTGCTGACAAATCAAGGCTGGACCGCCTGGTACTGAGAAACCTGGATTTGGGCAAGGAGAGTCTCTCAGAATCATTCAGCGTGGAGAGAACCAGCGGTGCTACCGGCTCTGCGGCCTACCTATGGATCGGGTCTATAGTCATCACCAATTCCAGTGCGCCTACATTGGCATGGGACAACATGGAAGCAGGCTCGATATCCCTTGCCGCCAGAGTTGACGGCCACACCCAGGAGATGTCTGTGGACAGCACCATCCCATTGGTGATAGTCGATTCAGACCGGGGTGCAGGGACATACACGGCAGAAAACTCGGTTGTGGACAGGGTGGTAATAACCATGAACACAAACGGGGCTAGTATCGGTGAGTTGATAATTGATGACGTAGATGCCAGCGTCGGCGCATGGGACTGGGATTACATCAAGGCCGGTTCCATCACGATGGACGCCACCAACTCCATCGGAAACGGGACCGGAATCAACACCAGTTCGGCCACCTGGGGCAGCGACATAAAAGC